CTACTGCTTCACTTTGACAACTGCAGCAGGTATAGAGGGCGCTTTTGGTGCGTTTATCGCAGAGAATGAGGGTAATTATAAAAATATCACGGCAATAGCTAGCATATTTCTCGATAACGAAACTACAGCTACACAAAGACAGATAGATACATCAAGAATATATCGTGATGATGGTTTGTACCCCGTACTTGATCCGACTACAAGCGGTTATGGTATTGATATAAATTGGCAAAATGTTGTGTATGTAGTTTCTACTGGTGGTAGCGCTTTGACTCCGACTGAGAAATCTCAACTAGCAAATGCGGCAGCGGATTCAGCTACAGCTGTAGTCCAAAATACTGAAATAAAGGGCACAGGTTTCGATACTGCTAACGATTCACTTGTTGAAATACGAGCTAATCAAGGTGGCGGTGGTTCTTGTCCGACTGCAGTGGAGATACGCGAAGAAATAGATGCTAATAGTGTTAAGCTTGATGTGGCCGTGTCAACTAGACTAGCAGAGGCGAGTATAAATACTACGGGCGGCGCTATTGATAACGTGATTTTGGTAAACACAACCACGACAAATAGCGATATGAGAGGGACAGACGGCGCTAATACTATCGCCCCAGATAACGTGGGTATAGCTCAGATTCAGGTGGATATAGATAGCCTGAATGACTTTAACCCAGATGCGGCAGTTGTTGAGAGTGGGGAAACGTGGACTCAATCAATGAGGCTTGTAAGGGCTAATGCAGCTGGATCTATAGTTGATGATGACGTTAGTAGTGGTGTTATTAAGTCTGCCGACGGGACTAAAGATCGAATAGAATTTAGTTATATTGATGGCAGTAGAACGATAACAGGCACCGATGTAACATAATGGGCTATTACACTTCGGGCTATAAGTCTTCAGGTTATTACAAGTCTGGATATTACGGCCTGTTCGATGTTGTTCCGCCTGTTTTTTATGCAAAAAAAAATAGGCTAGTATTTGTTAATAGAGTTTGTAGGATTGCGGAGATGTCAGAAAATAGAATTTTGGAAATAGCCAATCAAAAAAGACTTGTTCAAATAGCAGAGCAGAAGCGCATATCTGAGATTTGCAAATCTATAAGGCTATGTGAAATAAATAAAAAACAAAGACTTATAGAGGTTTTAGACTGATGCCAGTTTTGCATGAGGGTAAAGAGGCACCTATTCTGCCAGAGGAAATGAACCCAGACGATACAGATACATTCTTTTTGTGCTGGACTAAAAAGCTAAATGGGGCAACGCTTTCTAGTGACGTCTGGGAGCTGCCAGACAATTTCACGCTTGATTCATCACAGTCAAACATCCCAGTTATTGAAGATGGGGTAACTTACAACGATTGTAATGCGGCAACTATAAGCACTACAGAGGAGTCAGGGAAATTCCTTATAACTAACAGAGCTACTTTTAGTGATGGCAGAGTTGTGGCCCGCTCATTTTATATTGTGTTAGACTCAAAGCTATAATTAACTCGTTAACGAGAGCAGGACATGAGCACCCTTAATTCTTTAGATGTAGGCACAAGTTGGACTGATTTGAATTCCCTTTCTGGTATCCCTGAGGGTGCAGAAATTTTCCTTCAGTGCACTGGTAAAGCAGGGGATATAATAGATGTGGCTATATCTGAGTCACAGCCTTCAAATTCATTTCGCGGGGTTCCAATATACCAAGCCAGAGGCCAGAGGCGAGTTCCTGCGGGGAGTTCTAAGGTGTGGGTTAGGTATCTTAGGAACGACGACACAACCCCGTCAAAATCTGTCACAAAAATACAAGTACAGATAGAGCCAGCAATTAGCGAATTGTCATCCCTAAGTCTTAGCCAGGATTTTTTAATACGTGTCGGCTTGGGTAAGGTTCCTGGCTACTCGCAAGCTGCAGTTGTGATGAGAAATCCCGCATGCAGTAATACGGAGTTTACTGATGTTTGGGCTGGCACAGGAAATATGACACTGGCAACTGCCTCTGAAACCTGGGAGATATCTAGTGATAGCGCGGATGATACCAATGGCGGCACTGGTGCATGGAATGTTTTAATTAATAGTCTTGACGATAATAAGGAAATACAGCCGCCTCAACAGGTCACTTTAAGCGGGACTAATTGGGTAGCTATTCCTGGCACTCACTTTAGGCCTCATAACCTAGCTGCAACAAGAGGAGTTTTTGTTTTAAATGCTGGGTCTAGTGAGTCTAATGTTGGGACTATTACAGTAAGGGATGTCGCTACCCAGCAAACTAGAATGGTTATAACACCTGGTACCGGAATAAATGAAGACGGACAAATAACAGCGCCGACTGGGTTTACGCTTCTGGCTCTCAAAGTTATCGTGGCGTGGCCAAAAGACGAGAGTGGAGAGTTATACAACAGTATTAAACCTAATGGTGCTGATACAGCTAGAATATCTAGTGGAAGGGTCGGACAATACCAAAATATATGGAACCTGGATTTCCAGGCCAAGTTCATAACTTCAGAGAAAACGGATAGGGTTTTTAGGGCTAAATCTTTAAATCTAGGTGCCGAACTAACTGTAATTCAAGAATTCCTCGTTGTGGATAATGATTTTTTATGAGAACTATCGGTAGAAACAGAAATACAACTGATACTGCTTCAATAGTATCAAAAATAACAATAAATTCATCAACGGCAACTACTATTGCGGCTGCAAACCCAAATAGGATATTTTTTGAGGTTTTTGCCCCACCTGTTGGGGTTTCAAATAATCATGACTACTGTGCTTTCCTGAGACCTTACCCAGCAGCTCAAGATAATGTAGCGCATGGAGCCTGGATTGGGTCTTATCAGGTAGGTAATGACTCTCTATTTAAAGGTGAATGGCGAATGCCTTCCGATAATATTTATACTGGCGAGTTTAGCGCTATCTTATGCACTGGTCAGTCTGATATAAATATCTATATTGTAGAATATTAATTGTTTGACATGTATATGTTATAAGCCGATAATGTATATATGCTAAACAGTCCAAGCAAGTACATAAAATCAAAAGGTCTTCCAAGCCTCCGTCATGTTTCTAATATGTCGGGGGTTTCTGCTTGCACGCTGCATAACTGGTTTAAAGAGGATTTTAGAAAGTTTGATGTGGTAGTTGTCGGCTGCGCCTATCTGCACTCAAAGGGGTATGGCCCTGCTGACATAAAAGACTTTCCAAACGATGACAGAAAAACGTTTTAACTATTGGAGTTCTTGATGAAATTCGAATATATAAGCACAGCAAGGACTCAAGCAGTATCAGATCTTAATATCCTTATGTACTCCCCTGACGGAGTTAGGCAATTCAAAGCTACGATAGAAACAGGGTCAAATGCCAATCAAGTAGCCCATAGATTGGAGCAGCTAGCTAAAGAGATTAGAGAAAAGGCCCAACCATTACCATTTAGGGTTTATTGATTATGAGTAAAGGAAGTGCACAAAGACCAACAGATATGAAATTATATGGTGATAATTATGATCGCATATTCAAAAGAGATAAGGAAAGCGGGCTAGTTGAGTTTTCTAAAGCGGTTACTAAGGATATTGCTGCAGACCATGAGTTGCCTGAATGCTCCATCTCCAAAGAGGAAAATACTACGCCTAAAGAAAATAGAAAAAAGACTTATAGGAATCTCGGTGGCTAAGCTCAAACGGTTAGAGCTTCTTAGTTCTGAGGTTGTAGGTTCGAATCCTGCGCGATCGAGAGTCCTATTCTAATGCCAAGCCTGCCACCAAAGCCATGCAGTAAAGCAAGGTGCACTAAGTACGCCACTAAGGATGGTCGATGTGATGAGCACCAAAGAGTAAAATGGGATCATACAAAGAGCAGGCATGAGAGAGGCTACGACAATAAATGGTATAAACTAAGAAAGTCTATACTTAAAAGAGATGGCCACTTATGCGTTATATGCTACCAGTCTGGAATATTCAGAGAGGCAAAAGAAGTAGATCATATAACACCAAAGGCAGAAGGCGGCACAGACTGCACAAGCAACCTTCAGTCACTATGCAAGAAGTGTCACAAAGAGAAGACAAAACAAGAATCAATAAGAGGCCGTAATAGCCTACTGTAATGCGCTGTAAGGCATAGGATATATAATGCACACAGATACACTACAGGATAGAATGCGGCTCTCTCAGTCCAGAATATAAAGGGGAGGGGGGTATTCCAAAGTGAAAGGGTGGCCTCTAAGTACCGGCGGGGTAGCCAAATTTCCACACAAACAGATGAAATGTTTAATATATAGACAGAAAGGTTAATCTATGTCAGCCAACAAAAAGCCTATGGAGATTCGAAAACTTCATGGTACAGACCAAACTAACAAGCACCGCAACAACGAAAATATACCGGAACCATCAAGTGGTATTGGCCCTGGGGCTAAATATCTAAGCAACGGTGAGCGAGAGATATGGGACGAGATTGTATCAATTTCCTGCCCCGGTGTCTTGGGTAATACCGATAGAATTTCACTTGAGATCATGTGCAGGCTTCTTTACCGGTTTAGATTCGGCGACCACGACAAAGATGCTGTTCTAGTCAACCTTAATGGAGCTGAGTTATCACAGCTCTCAAGCTTGCTTGGCCGTTTCGGCATGACGCCTGTAGACAGAATGAAGTTGAGCGTCCCAAAATCAAAGCCTAAAAACAGCTTTGGTGATCTTTGAGTAAAACACCTAATGTAGACAGAGGGCATCAGTACGCTCTTGATGTGGTAAACAAAAAAATACCTGCTTGTGAGTGGGTTATATTGTCCTGCCAAAAATATCTAGACGACCTAAAACAATCAAAGAAAAACAAGGATAGCGAATTCTACTTTGATAAGCAGGTTGCTGAGCGCGTCCTAAAATTCAAGCAGATGTTTACGCATGTTAAGGGGCCATGGGCTAATACGCTTCTAATCCTTGAGCCGTGGCAGCTATTTTTTAACATGAATATATTTGGCTGGCTTAAGCGTTCGGACGGATGCCGCAAATATCGTAAAGCATTACTTTTTGTTCCACGGAAAAACGGAAAAAGCGCAGACGCTGCAACAACCGGCCTGTACATGTTGACTGGTGATGGCGAAGAGGGCGCTGAGGTATTTAGTGGCGCCGGAGATCTAGAGCAAGCCAGGGCAGTATTTAAGCCAGCTTGGTCAATGGCTCAAAAAGTGCCAGACTTCCAAGAATTTTATAATGTTGATATTTCTGGAACGCATAAGCAGCCTAGGGCTATTTTCTCACTATCAAGCGATTCTGTTTTTAAGCCTATTGTTGGAAACCCTGGGGACGGCGATTCTCCTTCATGTGCGATTGTTGATGAGTACCACGAACATAAAACCGACGCTCTTTTCGATACAATGGAGACCGGCATGGGTGCGCGAGAACAGCCGCTCATGTTGATAATAACAACAGCAGGGTCAAACCTTGCCGGCCCTTGTTACGCCTTGGTTTCTATGTGCAAAAAAATCTTGCAGGGTGTCAAAAAGGATGACTCCGTATTCTCTCTAATGTACGGGATTGATCCTGATGACGATTGGTCGTCTATTGAATCTGCAATTAAAGCCAACCCCAACTATGGTGTGTCAGTATCTGAGGATTACATTAAAGCTAGGTTGACGGCGGCTGTAAACGACCCCAAAAAGCAGACGATATATAAAACCAAGCATCTCAATCAGTGGGTCGGGGCAATGGATGCCTACTTTAACACTGAGGCATGGCAGGCGCTTGGCGATCCTAATTTAAAGCTAGAAGACTTTTGTGGTAGAAGAATATTCATAGGTTTAGATTTATCCTCAAAGATTGATATTGCATCTATGCAGATACTTATACCGCTTGGCGATGACCATTACGTCCAGTTTAATAAAAATTATTTGCCAGAGGCAAGGACTGAAGGTGACGAGAATGAACAGTACAAAGCATGGGCGGAAGAGGGGTATATAACCGTAACTGATGGAGAAATAATCGATTATAGTCAAATTAAACAGGATATACTTGACTTGTGCTCGAACTTTGAGCTGGTAGAGTTGGCCTATGATCCGTTTCAGGCTACAATGCTAGTAACTGAGTTAATGTCTGAGGGTGTGCCAGTTGTCGAGCTTGCGCCCAATGTACTAAATTTTAGCGAACCGATGAAAGAGCTTGATGCTAAAATTCAGGCTAAGACCATTATGCATAACGGCGACCCTGTTATGTCCTGGATGATGTCAAATGTTGTTAGTAAGCGCGACAAAAAAGATAATGACTACCCGAACAAAGAAATGTTTGAAAACAAGATTGATGGGCCTGTAGCTTTGATTATGGCTATTAATCGCGCAATGAATGACGAGCACGGAAGTCTTGATGACTTTCTAAATAATCCCATTTCTGTGAGCTTTTAATTAATGGCATGGTATAACGGCTGGAAAAGTTGGTTTGTAGGAAGCGGGAATACTCGTAAAAAAGGCGATCAGACCAGCGCGCCAAATTCATACCCTGAAGAGTCGGCGGCCCCCGTCACTTTCGATTCGGCCATGACGGTTTCGGCTTTCTGGGCTTCGTCTAGGCTTCTATCTGAAACGCTTGCAGCAATGCCGATCAACTGCTTTGAGAATATGAGTGACGGATCAAGGCAAAAAAACAAGTCCTACAAGCTTTGGCGTCTTTTAAATTTCCAGCCAAACAGACGCCAGACTAGAATAGAGTTTTTTGAATCACTGATGCTTAATCTTGTCACTGACGGCAATTGTTACGCATATATTCAGCGCTCTACTCGCGGTATAAGCTCAATATTGCCGCTAATGTCGGCTCAAATGTGCGTAACTCTTGAGGAGTCTGGCGAGGTTACATATACATATCTAAATTCAAACGGTACATACACGGCTTATTCACAGGCAGATATATGGCACGTGAAGTTGTTTGGTAATGGCTTAGTTGGTATGTCACCCCTTGCGTTTGCTAGAAACTCTCTAGGAATTGCAATCTCGACCGATAATAGAGTTGGAAATCTAGCTAAAAATGGCGGCAAAGCTTCTGGTGTTTTAAGTATTGACCGCGTTTTAACGCCTCAACAGCGCGACGCCGTGCGTAAAAACATGGAAGAGATAGCGAAGGGCGACAGTGATAACCTCAAGATACTTGAAGCGGACATGAAGTATCAGCAGATAAGCTTAAGCCCTCAAGATTTACAGCTTTTAGAATCTCGCCGCTTTCAAGTTGAGGATATTGCTAGGTTCATGGGTGTCCCTTCTGTCTTAATTAATGACACTGCTGGATCTACTGTTTGGGGTTCCGGTGTGGAACAATTGATAGGCGGCTTTTATAAATTAAATATGAAACCCTATCTTGAGCGCTTTGAATCAAGTATTAAACGATGGCTTACAAGTACGTCTGACTGGGAGAAGTATGATATTGAGTTTGATTTTGACTCACTATTAAGGGCTGACCCCAAGACTAGAGCTGAAACCAACTCAATTAGCATAAATTCTGGGCAGATGTCCCCTAATGAGGCTCGAAACTCGGAAGGCCGCGAAGATAAAGAAGGCGGTGACCAAATTTACTTAAATGGCTCTCTTGTGCAGGCCGGAACTAATAATAGCGGAGTTGCTGACAATGAAAATAATCCGACTTGATGGAGTTGTTGGGTGGGATATTACCGCTCGAGATTTATCCGAAAAAATGGAAGGTGAAGACCATATTAAATTGGTTATCAATTCTGGCGGCGGCGAGATCATAGAGGGTTTTTCAATAATAAACCTTTTATCAGAGTATAAAGGCCGTCTTGATGTTCAGGTTGATTTTGCTGCGTCCATGGCATCGGTTTTTGCGATGCTAGGCGATTCGGTATCAATGAAGAAAAACTCTAGCTTAATGATGATTCATAAGCCTTGGGGCGGTGCAGTTGGCGAGTCTGAGGATTTACGAAAATACGCTGACAATTTAGACCGTCTGGAAGCCATGATTATGTCTTTTTATGTCGATAAAACCGGGCTGGCTGAAAGTAAAATAACTTCTATGCTCGAGGATGAAACATGGATGAACGCTCAAGAAGCTAAAAAGCTTGGCTTTATCGATGAGATTGATGACGGCGGTGCTGACATGGCTGCTGTCGCTATGGCTGGCATGCATGCTCAAGATAAGGTTGGCTTTAATTTGGGCAAGTTTGTTGCTAAACTAGAAGAATCTAAGGCGGAAAAAGCGCCGATAAAACAGGTTTTTAGTAATGCCTCTTCATTATCTGAAGTTGAGGCGACGATGAGGAAACAGTTCTCCTTGTCGAGATCAGAGGTAACTGCGATAGTTTCCGCTGTGAAAAATGTAGTTCAAAGTGATTTTGAGCCAAAAGAAGATATAACAAGTATTTTTAACAGTTTAACTTTTGGTGAATAATTATGGATTACGCACAACAAATCAAAGAGGGCTTCGAGTCCGTTAATAAGAAGGTTGATGAAAAGCTAGACCGACACACGGCAGAGGTTGCCGAATTTGGTAAGGCGAGTAAGAAAACTTCTGATCAGCTTAACGATGTTTTAAAGCAGTATAACGAGCTTGAAACCGAAATGAAGTCTATCAGTGACTCAATGACGGCTTTAGAGCAAAAGGGCGGTCAAGAAGATTCTCCCACTGCTTCCGCTGGTTTAGGTTCTCAGTTTGTTGCTTCTGAAGCTTTTACTAATTTCAAAGCCGGACAAACAACGCGCGCTTCTCAAACCTTCCAAAATAACACTATTTTAGAGGGTACTGGTAACACTGTTACACGCCATGATCAGCTTCCTGGTGTAGTCCCTGGGGCATTCCGGCAGCTAACGGTAATGCCTACGGTGAATACTGGTACAACATCTAGCAACGTTGTTTATTATTCGCGCGAGCTACTTTGGACTAGCAACGCAGCAGAGACCGGAGAAGGTCTTGCTAAGCCTGAATCTGATTTGACTTTTGAAGAAATTGAAGAGAATGTAAGAACTATTCCGCATTTCATCAAGGTATCAAAACAGGCTCTAGATGACTCTTCTTTCCTGGCTTCTTATATTGACCGAAGAATGTCACACGGTGTGCGCCAGCGAATTGAAAGTCAGATTATTAATGGTGACGGAACCGGCGTGAACTTGAGCGGCTGGCTCGCATCAGGTAATAACACAGTTGTATCAGGTGTAGGCACTACTGATATTTTTGGTCTTGCTAACGCAATGAAGACCGCCGTAATAACTGCCGACTATGCGCCGGATTACTTTTATATGAATCCTGCTGATTGGTCTACGGCTGAAACAATCCGACGCGGTGCTGGCGATGCTGCATTTGTTGGCGCTTCTGGTGCGGTTACTTATGTGAACAACGGCCTGACTCCTTTGCTTTGGGGGCTTCCAGTAGTTCAGAGTAATGCGGTTCCTCAAGGCACAATGATCTGTAAGAGTGTAGACGCTGATATGTACCTTAATCGTAACGATGTTAAGGTTGAAATGTTCGAGCAGGATACAGACAACGTTCAGAAAAACCTTGTTACTGTTCGTGCTGAGGCCCGAGGTGCTGAGGCTGTTATGGTTCCAGCTGCAATTACTTCGGCAGACATTACAACTATCACATAATCCCCCTTGGTGTAATTAAGGGGGCCTAAAAACCCCCTATTTTTTAAAAAAAAGGTAAAAAGATATGAAAGAATATGAAGCAACTAAGAGCTTTTACGCTAAGCCATGTGGTCGAGTTTCTGAAGGCGGTACTGTTAAGCTAAAAGATGAAACAGCAAAAGCCCTTAAATCAGAAGGCCTTATTAAAGATAAAAAATAATGGCTTATAAAACGATTGTAAAAACTCCCCCAACTGAAGAGCCTTTTCTACTATCTGAAGCTAAAAGGCAGTTGCAGCTTGAGGACTCGACTCTTCAGGACGCGCATATAGAGACCTTAATCCCTATTGCTCGCGATCGCGTAGAGAAGTATTGCAATCGTTTTTTTACTCAGCAGGTTGTTTATATTGTGTATGACGAAGGTTTCCCTGGCGGAAAGGTTCTTGAGTTGCCATACCCTGATTTGGCTAGTGTCGACTCAATAACTTATTACGACTCAACAGAAACACAGCAGACGTTTACTGGTTTCACTTTTGATAGTCAGAGACAAGCTATCATTGCGGATGACTCTTTCCCTGATGCGGTGAGTATTACTATCGAGGTTACAACCTCTGCTCCGGCAGAATATCAAGGTGCTAAATCTGCCATGCTGATGACTTTAACTGACTTGTACGAGCTTAGAACCGAATCGGTTGTAGGATTTTCTATTGGTGAAAATAAAGCCGTGGTTAATGCTATGCAGCCTTACAGGGTGGAGATGGGTGTTTAATTATCGACCAGGAGAATTAGACCAGCGCGTAAATATAAAGCGCGAGATACTTACAGATGACGGTCTTGGTGGTCAGGATGTAAGGCTGACCAATATAGCTACCTGTATAGCGGCTCACACCAGAAATTTAAGCGGTAAAGAGTCAGAAAGATACGACAAATTAAATGCAACAAGCCTAAATATGTTTGTTGTCAGATACAGAAATGATTTAAGAGAAGACGACCGTATAGAGTGGGATGGTGCTTACTGGAATATAAGGCATATCCCAAGTAATGGCGGTAGGAAGCTTTATACAGAGATTGTTGCAGAGCGCGGGGTGGCTCAATGACGATTGTGATCGAAGGTGTTGAGGATATTCAAAAAATACTCGATGAGATAGCACCAAAGCATGCTAGGAACCTCATGCGAACGACTATACACGGGGTAGCATCTGAGATAACAAAGCTGGCTAAAAAGAAGGTTCCAAAAAAAACAGGAAATCTCAAAAAAGCCATTAAAACAAAAAGAAAAAAGAGCCATCCAGACAAACCTGTTAGCCAGGTGTATATAACGACTGGCAGAAGCGCAAAATATGATGGTTTTTATTGGCGGTTTGTTGAATATAGAACCGGCGGTAAAACAGCGCAAAAAGCCAGACCATTTATAAGGCCGGCATCAGATTACGTTAGGGCAAACTTTAATAAGATTTTGAAAAATCAATTTGGCAAAAAGCTGGAACGAAAGCTGGCAAGCGAAGCTAAAAAAGGGGCTAAGCTTTGAGTTTTGAAATAGCGGTTCAATCTGCGATATATTCCAAGCTCACCGGGTCATCTGCGGTTATGAATTTGGTCACAGGTGTTTATGATTCCGTGCCTCAGCCACAGAAATATCCTTATATTACGATAGGTGAAGACCTTCACTCCGAATGGTCTACATCAACAAACCTTGGTTCAGATGTCAGTGTTGTAATTAATACCTGGGATAGATCAAATAAAAGTAGTGACACCAAGGCCAGGGGCAAGAAAAAAACAAAACAGATTCAAGGTGAAATATTTGACGCGTTGAATCGTGCGAATTTAACTTATCCTGGTTATGATATAATCAGTATAGAGCAGCAGAATTCAGAGAGCTTTATTGACGCCGATGGAATAACAGTTCACGGCGTTCAAACTTTTCGTGTACTAATAGATAGGATTTAAAAAATGGCTGGCAACGTCGGTAGAGAATTTGAATTACAGAAAAACGGCACTCCTCTTTTGGGTCTTCGCGATATTTCGGTTGAAAAGGCAGAAGGTGAGATCAATATAACAACGGGTGAGGATGATGGTTGGCAGTTGCTTTTAGATCCTTCTTCCGAGCGATCAATCAATATTAGTTTTTCAGGCATCTCAAAAGATAATGTTATTCGAGACATTGTTATGAGCGGATCGCCTACCCTTCTTTTAACTGATGTAACGCTTGTGTATCCTATTTATGTTAATGGGAACACCACTAACGCAACGCTTACAGGTAATTTCAGAATTAACGGAATTACTGATACCGGACCATATAACGACGCCTGTACTTTTGATGCAACGCTAATGTCCAGCGGCCCGATGGTGTTTACTGCTGAGGCGGCTTAATGGGTATTTTTGAGCCTGTAAATTTAAGGCTTGGCGATAATATCTACACGGTTAAGTCTGACCGTGTAATGGGGTTAATTGAGGCCATTGAAGATCATGTTGTTATGTTCGATTTGGTCAACCCCCAGCATCTAAGGAATGTGAGGCTGGCTAAGGCGTATCATGCTGCATTGGTTTATGCTGGGGCAGATTGCACTTTGGAGCAGGTTTATGATTCCTTGTTTGATGGCAATAAAGATAGCGTTATATCAAAAATAAACGGCCTCCTTTCCATGATGATCCCACCCGAAAGGCTTCATCAAAACAATGTAAAAAAAAAGATTCTTCGACATACAAAGATCTACGGCTTGTTAGGAGTGCTTATATTGGCTGTGTCGGCAATGGCTGGTGTAGCCATGACAAATTTTGGTCACTTAATCCCGTAGAGTTTTGGTATTTGTATGAGGCCAAAATGCCACCCGTTGAAATGTCCCCAGATGAAAAGTGGGGAAGTCTGTATGAAAGGTTAAACAATGGCTAGTATCGGTGATGTAGCGGTAACGGTTGGCGCTGACGTAGAGCCGCTTAAAAGAGGTTTGAAGGATGGCTCAAGACGGATAGATGGCTTTAAAAAGGATTTGCAGAAGGCTGGGAAAGAGGCCATAAAATACAATGCGGCCTTATCTCTTGTGGCCACAACAGGGCTGGCATTGATTACAAAGGAAACAGCAGAAGCAGCTAAGGAGACTAAAAACTTAGCTTTCCTTGCTAATGCTTCTGTTGAAGAATTCCAAAAGATGACTTTCGCGGCAAAGTCAGTTGGTATCGAGCAGGATAAACTTTCTGATATCTTCAAAGACTTCAATGATAGAATCGGTGATTTTATAGCCACTGGCGGCGGCCCTATGCTTGATTTCTTCGAGCAGATAGCGCCAAAAGTAGGGGTTACTGCTGATGAATTTAGAAACCTTTCAGGGCCGCAAGCTCTACAGCTTTATTATGACAGCTTGGAAAGGGCTAACCTAGCTCAAGAGGATATGACCTTCTTCTTAGAAGCCATGGCATCTGACACAACCGCCTTAATCCCATTACTAAGGGATGGCGGCAAAGGATTTAAAGAGCTTGGTGATGAGGCTGAGCGATTTAATGTGATCCTTTCAGAGCAAGATATAAAGGAGCTTCAAAAGTTAGATACCACCTTCGTTAAAATTGGCGCTGCCGTGAAAGGTGCTGCAACACAGGTCGCGCTTCTTGTTTCAAATGAAATGGGTGATTTATCTAAGTCGGTAACGGGCGTGATAACAAAGTTAACCGAAGTTATTAAGGGTATTAGGGAATCTAGAGCTGAGACTAAGAAAAATTTAGAAGTCGAAAGGCAGGTGGTTAAAGAGCTTGGCATTGTTCGAAATAATCGAGGCAGGATAATTAAAGAAGGCAACGCTTCAGCTATTGAGATTAATAACCTTTTAAAGCGTCAACTAGAGCTTGAGGAGCTTATTAATGGTGAGTTTGTTAAGCGCGCACCGAAAATGGCTGGAACCCTAAAGAAGCAGCTTGAAGCCCACGAGAAAAATAAAATTAGATGGAAAGAGGAGCAGGAAGCTAACACTGTAAGAATTGACAATCTTAGAAAAGAAAGTGAGGCAGCTCAGCGAGTTTTCGACATTAGAAATAATACCCTCGAAAAAGAAAAAGAGATTGCAGAGACACCGGAAGTTAAAGAGAAGCCAGATTTCACTGCTGAGGATGTTGGTGCTAAAGAAAGGGCTGAGGCTGAGCTAGAAGCTATTAAAAATAAATACATAACTGAAAAGCAGTTGCTAGCCATGCATAAAGAAGAAATGGCTATTATTGGCGATGAGTTTGATGCTACAAGGTTCGAAAGTGAGCAGCAATGGATGGACATCAGAGAGCAGGCTGAGAAAGAGCATTTAGACAAGCTTACTGAGCTTAGAAGAAAAAACATGACCGAGGCAGAGCGATTTAGCGCTATGACCTGGAAGAATCAAGTTAAAAATGTGTCAGGCGCTTTGGCTCAGATGACTGCCGGAATAGCCCAGCACAGTAAAAAGGCTTTTGAGATTAACAAGGCGGCCGGCATAACCAACGCGATAATTAATACGTATGAGGGTATAACCAAAGCCCTAGCCGCTTATCCTCCACCTATTTCTGGGATAATGGCAGCGGCTCAGGCTGCAGCTGGATTTGCACAGGTGAACGCTATTCGATCTCAAACATTTAACGGTGGCGGTAGCGGTCGCGCACCATCGCTGACAGGAACTGCAGGTACACCAGTAAATGACGTGAGCGCCCAACCAGTGCAACAGCAGGCCGAACCTAGTAGAATAGTAGTAGAAGGCCTTGATCCTGAGACTATTTTAAGTGGCAGAGCTGTAACGCAGTTATTGCAAGAAGCTGCCGATAATGGCGCGATACTAACACCGGCATAATATGGCGATATATATAAGTAAAGGTTTATATACCTCGGGGGCTTTGAATTCAGCGGACTTCAATGCGAATAACCCTGTTATTGGTTATAAAAACTACATACTTCAGAGTGGCATTAGTGCGACAAGCGAAAGGGATGACTTCCCAGCGTCGAACGTATTTAATACTTCCACTGCTGAATACTGGGAATCCGAAATAGATACGGTTCAGTATCTAGAATTCAATATCAATATATCAGCGATTGATTATGTAGGGATAGCAGCTCACAACTTGTCCGGCATGGAATACGAAATAGAGTATAAAGTTGGCGCAGGTGGAACCTGGACTGCTGTTGAGTCACCATTAACCCCGAGTGATAACTCTGCTATTGTCTGGTATTTTGAGCCTATACTGGCTGACTTCTGGCGTATAAAAATAACTCCAACAGCAGGTAATAATCCAAAGATTGGTGTTGTATATATAGGCGAGGCTACACGTCTTCAGCGTAGAGTTTATGTTGGTCATACTCCAATCGTCTATGGTAGAAAAACAAACGTCACTACCGGCATGAGTGAGAATGGTGATTATTTAGGCCGGATAGTTAAAAATCGCTCTTTAAGCTCCAGTGTAAAGCAAAACAATATAACGGCATCATTTTATCGGTCAGTAGTAGAGCCTTTTGTTAAGCATGCTGATGTTGAAAGTAAGCCTTATTTCTTTGCTTGGCGCCCCTCTTCCTATCCTTTGGAGTGCGGGTATTGCTGGAACACGTCGAACATAGTTCCACAAAATGAACGGCCAAATGGAATGATGGACTTCTCTATTAGTATGAGGGCGCACGCTCCATGGGTTTAGAAGTTAAGTCCCTAACTTATATTGAAATAGATATTAAGTATTGCGGAAATACATATGGTGTAGCCCCTTGTACTGCGGCTTTGACTGGCGACGATAAGTGCTTTAACACTAGAAATATACTTAGTGACTGTCAAGATCTAGATAATTTTACAGAGACAACAAAAACTATCCGCTTTGGGATGGATAACGGTTTTTTGCCTGAAGACATAGAGTGCATACCTTCGTTGCTTAGCGTTTCTGTGGTTCCTGCCAAGGTAATGCCTGGGGTTACTATTGGTGAGCGTTCAACCTTATCAGCGAAATTCAAAAATCATAGATCCGGTGATGCTGGATTCGATAAGTACATCTCAGATAGATCTTATAACCCTTTTGAGCGTGGTACATTTTGGGGTAAGTTCAAAGCCAGAAACCCATATACTAGATATATACAGTGCAGGCTAATACGCGGGGTCGTAGGTCAGGATCTTGCAGAAATGGAAGTTGAACATTTTGTTGTCGACTCAATCAACGGGCCTGGGTCTGACGGTATTGTAATACTGAAGGGTGTTGATTTTATGCGGCTTATGGAAGCCGAAACGAGCCAAGCCCCAGCAGCTAGCAAGGGTTATTTATCCACCAATATAACTGATGCCTCAACTAGCGTAACACTAAACCCTGTAGGCATTGGTGATGCTTCATATCCCTCCAGCGGTCGCGCTGCAATCGGTGAGGAAATTGTAACATTTAGCCGTGCTGGCGATGTTTTTACTTTAACCAGGGGGCAGAAAGGAACTGAGGCCGAGTCGCATGATGAGGATGATTTATTTCAGGTTATACTGGAGTACACCAGCGACACTGTAGCTTATATAATCAATGATTTGATTGTTAACTATACACCTTTAGACTCAAGCTATACCGACCTTCCAGCATGGGAAGACAAGGTGACAGAGTTTAGTGATGTACTTTATACGTCTACAATCACAAAGCCTACACCAGTTGTTACACTGCTTAATGAACTTGTAGAGCAGGCTGGTTTAATAGTTTTTGGCGACAACAAGAATCAGCAGGTTTTCTTTGACTTCATTAGAGCGACCCCGACGGGCGCTGAGCTTATTGATGATTCACAGATAAGAGATAGTAGCTTTAGGCAGGTTGAGCAGCCCAAGCTTAGATATTCTCAAATATGGTTCTTCTATTACCGCAAAGACCTTTTTAAAAACCTCAATGATTCAGGCAATTATTATTCTGGTGTTGTCGATGTGGTCAGCGATAATCAATACGCCACAGAAAGCATAAAAAGAATTTACTCCAGATGGATACCTTCGGGTGGGCGGTCTATTGCCGCTGATGTTGCTGGAAGAATTAAGGCTAGGTATATAAACGCACCTAAGCGCTTTAGGTTTGGATTATTTGGACCTCAAAGTCTTACTCTCGGCCAGACTGTACCAGTATCGAATATTTCACTAGAGGACGCATCAGGGCTTACTACGCAGTCAAATGTGATAATAACAGGCCTTGAAACAAAGCCAGAAGGGGTTACGGTAGACTGTGAGGAAATAACTTTTGAGGAAGATACGACCCCTGGTGATAGGGTTATAGACATCCCGGATGACATTAATAGCTTAAATCTTAGATCACTTCATGACTCGTTATACTCGTCTGTTGACGAGTCGGTAACAACAAGATTTATTATAGCTTCAGGGGTTACTATTGGCTCATTAAATAGCGGGGCGGCTCTAAGAACTGGAACCTGGCCATCGGGCGCCACATTGGAACTGGTTAATAATGGATATGTTACGGGTAGAGGGGGAACTCCTGGCCAGGGTGCTAATAATGGAGCTGGAGGGGGCCCTGGATTTTATGCCGAGAAAGCAATCACTATTGACAATCTAAATGGAGCCTTTGCAGGCGGTGGTGGCGGCGGAGGCGGTGGCATCAACTACCCATCTATATATGAGGGTGGTCACGGTGCAGGTTTTATTTTACATCCTGGAAGTGACGCAACAATAACAACAGGCGGCTCAGCAGAAAATCAAACTTATTCAGGTAACGGCGGAAGTAGGGGTCAAGCTGGTGATGGTGGAAACGGTGGCACGGGCGGAGCGGCTGGCTATGCCGTTTTGGGAGACTCCCTTGTGACTTGGACAAATCTGGGTACATTTTACGGTATTAGGACGGGTTAAAAATGGGTAAAAAAACAGTTTGGAATGCTGGCGTATTTATAAATAGCCCGCTATTCCCTGCGGACACAAGCACAAGTATTAGTGTTAAAAGCTCTAAGGATGACTCTTTTGCGGTTATATACAGCAATCGAGACGGCGCTGCGAAATCAAATCCTTTTACTATTTCGGAATCTGGTAAAATAGAGTTTTACGCCGACCCTGGACGGTATAATATTACAGCTACAAGCGGCGTAGAAACTGTTACGTGGGATGACGAAATAATAAAACCGCAATCCATATTAACTCAAGAAAAGACTGCCAGTTTTCAAGTTGCGGCTGATGACCTTGATGTGATGTTTGTTATTACTGGTTCAAACAATGTAGATATAACAGTCCCGTCGGAAGCAACAGACACGCTAGACCAGGACTTTATATTCCATGTAAGGCATGACGGAACAGGAATATTAACAATAGTTCAAGACACTGGTGTAACGATAATACCACAGCCTGGCGGGTCTCTTGTTATCCCTATAGATGGTACAGTATCATGCAGCTACCCTAGAACTACTGTTGATCGATGGGTGCTATATGGAAATCTGGTGGCCGCATGATTATACCCGGTATTATTGCTGGACAATCATCCATTGAGGAGCTTTACATATCGAGCGAGCCTTACCCGGTTTTTAGTCGTGACGCTATAGCCTGCTCCGGGTCTGCGTCTGGGGCGTTTTTTTTAAATGTAGCCCCAGAAAATACAGATGGCCTTAATGTTTCCGGGGCCATGCTAGGAATTCACACTTTATTACAAGTGGTGGTTGAACATACCCTAGAAACTGATGGTATTGACGTAGAAGGTGAAATATCTGGAACTCATGACTTAACAAGCATCGTAGAGCACACTTTAGATACTGACGGGGTTGATGTGGAAGGTGAGATAACTGGAGTTCACAGTTTAACAACCATCATCGAGCATTCCGTTTATGATACAGATGGAATAAACGTCGCAGGGTCAATCACTGGAACTCATACACTGGTTTAAAAATATGCAAATAGAACAAAAAGTAGGAATAGAGGGCTTTATTGGTATTAGGGTTATCGATAAAGACGGTAAAGAGCGATTTACAAATATAGATCCTGAGACGGGGTTGGGGCCCAAAAACCTAATCGTAAATACAGGGCTGGACATGCTTGGCACCTCTAGCCCTAAAGGAGCAAGCGATTATTGCAGGGTAGGTACAGGTACAACCACGCCGGCAGCAGGTCAGACTGACCTAGTATCTAGGTTTGGTAGTGGCACCGGAACAATCACAGGCAATACCGTAAGCAATTCAGGGGCAGCGCCGTGGTATTGGGATCTTGAAAGAGAATATGAATTTTCAGCTGGATCAGTAGATGGAGCTGCGCTTACAGAGGTGGGTTTTTTTGAAAACTCAAGTGGGGACATGTTCTCGAGAAGTCTGATAAAAGACGGAGGCGGAACACCAACCTCAATAACATTGACGGCTTTAGAGGTGTTGTACGTAACATATGTAATCAGGGTGAATGTGCCAAACTCAGACACAACCGGTACATTCACAATAAATTCAGATACATATAACTACACGTGCAGGGCTGCTTATGCATCAACTGAAACTTTTTGGAGTCCTGAGTACAACCTATTTTTATATATCCGCAATATAGCAGTGCAAGAAACTCAAACCCTGGGAAGTATAACTTCTAAGCCAAGCGGAACCCAGCTAGTGGGGACAGACTCTCAAGCATCATATGTCCCTGGTTCATATCAACGTACGTCAAGTCTAACCCTCGGTAGAGATGACGGCAATTTTGGTAGTGGTATAGGGTCTTTTTCCATTGGCGATTCTTCCTCCACCCCCATCTTTCAGTTTTCTGTTGATAGGGTATCTGACGGCGCAAGAATCCCCAAGGATAATACAAATACCTTGAGCATGCTAAACGCCTTTAAAGTTGTCTGGAGTGCCGTGTAATGTGGCCTTCTGGTAATTGGGCTACTACTCCTCAAGAGGTTGAGATTCTATACCCTAAAAATGCAGGAAGGCTAATCAAGCCGCGTGATTACGGGCCTTTTGCGCTGGGTGATACATCTGAAGGTCTAGACTCTTACGAATGGGAATTAGAGTATGATGGATTAAATTATAATCTAGGATTGGTCGGTCAAAGTAAGAGCTTGTTATTTACTGAGTCAGATTCTCTTGGCGCTGATTTAACATTTGATCAAGCGGGAAGGGCTTTTGTTGTCTACGTTAAATTAGATGGGGTTTGGATTTATTGGTATGACCCAACTATTCCGGGATTTACTAAAACGCAGTTATCATCGACAGCTTCCAACCCATTCTGCACGCTAGATATGCGTGACCCGACACAGAATGACACTAGCGATATATTAGTTTTTTATCAAAGAGCAAACGCAATTTATTACAGGATAAGCTCAGATAGATATACCGTTGAATACGCCACACCTGTAACGAATTTAAATGGCAAAAACATACACAGGTGCGGCATAGGTAAGAATAACAGGTTTACGCTGGTTTACCGTTAGCAGTTTGCCTCTATGTGAGAATCTAGGCGGGATTGAAGCTCATTCCTTTGCTCCTCGGTTAGATTCTCCCACTTAACAAATAGACCATCAATCATCATCCCTTTGCGGTCTTTGATCGCATCCCAAGCCATCTGTAAGCAGTCCTCAAAGCTAAACCCGTTAGTATGAGCTAAGCCCATTAATTGCTCTATTGCTGCCGAATAAGCCCTCAATTTTACGAATGAGCAAACATCCCCTATCCCGTGGCCATAACGATTCCCTATAATATTTATAGGCAGGTCATCAAATTTATTGGCATTAATAATGCAGACTACCATGTCTCCTATAGCGTCCATTGCCTCACTATCTGAATCAGCAATAAGGTATTCACCTAGTTCTTCGGCGAACTTTAACACCTGCTTTTTCTCAGTGCTTTGATCGTAAATCCCCCGCACCTCAGCCCAGTGCTCTACTTTTATTTTGAAGTCTTCGAATTTCATACGTTTCCCCTATGGGGCCGTAGCCCCGTTAAATTGATTTGTTTGTATCCCGGTTATTGCCGGCTAACTAAAAGGCAGCCAATCATCGCAGCGCTTGCATTTGTATTCACGCCCGTGAGGCTCGTCCCTGTGCCTCCCTTCATTCATTAATCGAGTAAGCGCACCGCCCCGCGGGATAACGGAGAATGGCGGCTTTCTTTTTGGATCGTCGTGATGATTGCTAGCCCACATGTTTTTTAATCTCAGCATTAATGTGTTTTTTAATCTGTCTGGAACTCATTATCGCCCTAGAGTGTAGATTAATTTTAAGGCTGGCGCGGTTTAATATATACCTTGAGTCGCATTCCAAAAATTTATGGCTTAAACTTCTTGCGGCTTTTTTGAAGTTTTTATGATTGGTTATCACAACCATGTTTTTTTGCTTTTGGTCCATACCTCTCCCCTATGGGGCTGTAGCCCCGTTAAATTGATTTATGGGTTTAGTGCTTCACCGTTTTCGGCATGCCATTGCGAATGGTGAGCAGAGCAAAGCCACCTTATTTTTAATGGCTTCAGGTAGTCGTCATGGTGAGCATGTATATTATTTTTAGTGTCGCAAACCTCACAAGGCTCCTTGAATAGCTTATTATCACGTATATAGTTGTTAACCATATTGTGGGCCCTGTATTTATTTGGGTATTTCTCTCTGTATTTTTTCAGGTAATCACTTCCCTGCCTGTTACCTCTAGCCCTATCATAAGCCCTGACTCGGTCAATATTATCCCGCCTGTTTTCTATCGCGCACTCTCTAGCGCAAGGTATGCATTTGTTTAATCTACCGTCTTTCATGCCTCTATGCCTATAGAATTCACTGACATCCTTTTTTTCGTCACATCGAATACATCTTTTCATAATTCACCTCCATGTGAATAATACGGCTCCATTAGAACGGAGTCAATTAGAACGGTATATCCGAATCAAGATTATCCATTTCTGCCGCCGGCTGCTGCTGATGCACACCTTGCGGCTGGTTACGCGGTGGCGGGTGGCCTGATGTGTATTGTTGCTGAGCAGGGCTAGAAGGGTATCCCGCAGCACCTTGAGCATTGGCATTCGGCTGATACTGGGCAGCACCATTGCTTACGGGTGCCGGTGCATGTGGTGAATTCTGTACATTCTGACCGTTTCCCGAATCGCGACTGTCTAGCATTTGCATTTCACTGGCTACAATCTCAGTAGTGTATCTATCTTGACCGCTTTGATCTTGCCATTTGCGAGTACGCAGAGAGCCTTCAACATACACCTTTGAGCCCTTTTTGAGGTATTGCCCCGCTATCTCTGCCAGCTTGTTAAAGAAGCATGCACGGTGCCATTCTGTGCGCTCCTGTTGCTGCCCAGTGTTCTTGTCCTTCCAGCTTTCAGATGTTGCTATTGTGCAATTCGTAATAGCCTTACCGTCTGCCGTGTATCGTGTTTCGGGATCGCTGCCGAGATTACCAACAATGATCACTTTATTTACTCCGCGCGCCATTTATTCACCTTGTTTTTTATCTGAATGGTTTTTAACTTCAAAATACTTGCTTACTGCGTCCGAGTATTCTTGAGATCTAAAAATCTTAGAATCCTCAAGATCAAAAATACCTCCTTTAGTCGTAGCTATACCTAGATTCTGCCTTGTTTCATCACTCATTGAGTACATCATTTGAGCCGCATATAATAAATCACCGCTTTTTAATGCTTTTTTGACCTCCAAAATAATCTCTAGATTTTCACATACCGACAAATTATGCTTTTTAAGTCTTAACGTAGCCTCATTAACATGTTGATTTATAATTGCGTCAGAAACTTCATTTGCGCTTGCCACCTGCTCGCCACCATAACCACAAGCAGCCAAGGCACGCCCCCACGCGGATGTTTCGCAGTTCTCTAATGCTGAGGTCTGGTTTATTTTAGTCGCCCCTCTAACCTCTTCAGCATGCCCTATACCTCTAATACCTCCATTTTCGTTATAGATAGTTGCTTTAATAACTATCATTTGCCCATCATCCCTAATGATTTCAGAATGCAACGCCCAATCCGGGTGATCTTTTTTTAGTTGGCTAATTCTTTCAGCTACAGTTGTATATTCTTTGCCATGTATCTTTACACTCACAACACTACCCCCACTAAAAAACAAAACCCCAACAAAGAATACATTAATAAAAAACAAGCCCTATTTATCATGTAGCCCCCTAATAAAGTCCTCTACTTTTGCTAGATCGTGATCAGTGAGTGAGCCGACCGGGAAACAATTGCCTATCATTACGTTAGGGTCTGTATCAATCCCAGTGCTTTTAGTTGTCGCAATTACCAAGCCCTCTAGATCTGAAATATCAAAGTACTCGTATTCTTGCATGTATTCCGGTTCAAACATTTTCTAAAATCCCCATTGTTAATATTGTTAAAAGTAATAAAAAAGCCCAGGGTTTTGGGCTTATTCGTTCTCGACATTGAAAAGCATTTCTGATTCTAGTTGTTCGTCGAAAGCCTTCACAAGCCGCTGTAGCGCGTCGAAATACTTTTTTGATGTTGCTGTGCAATCGCATGACTTAACCTCCTTATAAGCATTTAAAAATGCCACAAAAACAGAATCACAGCTTAGTGCGTCGATAATTTCCATTTTTGCCGTTGAATTGCGATCCTTTCCGCTCAAAAAATTATCCATTAACTCAGTAGCCCGACGTTTAGCTTCGGCCTCGTTTTCCTCTTCGGTTGGCGCCTCTTCTGGAAAAGTAGCGTAAGGATTGCTTAAAGGATTGCCGCCGGTTTCTATTGAGTAGCTTGGATCGTTTCGTTTCATTCTAGTCATTTTCCTGCTCCCGTTGTTGATATTGGTAATACTAGCCTAGCTAGATTGTACCGTCAAGCCTTGACAGTAAAAACGCCATGTGTATACTGTAAATAAAAGAGTGAGGGCAATATGAAAACTATTACAAATGATCGAATGAAAGAGAAATTAAAGGCTTATATAACTGATAATTTTAAAAGCAAGATGGCATACGCCAGACATTACGGCGTGGACTACAACAACTTATTGGCGATATTCAAGGACAAGAACCCTAGACCTGTAACCCAGGCTTATGCTGCAACAATAAAGGATGGCAATATCTATGTCCGAGAAGATGAAACATTAATAAAATTTAAGGTTTACAAAGATGAAAAAGCCCGCAGAGGAAAATAGCTGTAATGCGGAGGGTTTCGGGTACAAGGTTTTTTATATCGTTTTATTAACATTAATAATTATTAAGGTTTGGGTATGACCATATTAGATTTAATCCTCGGTAGGATATACATGCATAAAAAGGCTGGACTTATAGGTTTCTCAGTTCCAATTACAGGGTTTGAGTTTTATCAACTTAAGGTTGAGGTGGGGCCCATGATGGTTGGCAATTATGTTTTAAAAAAGGGTCTTGATAATAGGCCAATTATATACGGGGTTTACTTAGATGTTATCGGATAAATCACCAATGAGGGCTTACTACGATGAGCAGCGAAGAAACAATAAACGCGGGGCAAGTAGAAATACGGATCCATCCAGGCCGACAAAGCCCATTCCCGTTTCGTCTCATTTTTACACAATCAGAGGAGAGCGCCGACGATGAGCGGCGAGAATATCAGTGGGATTGGGTCGAAGGTCAATTCACCATGCATTTCGATCTGTAACGGCCCCCTAACTGATTCTAAGGAGGGCGTTTGTACTGGGTGCTATCGAACTATATCTGAGTGTGAAGAGTGGCCTAGGGCTAGCGACTGGCGCAGGCTTCAAATACTAGATAATTGCGAGGAGAGGAAACATGAGCTACAAAAAACAGATAATTGATATTGTTGTCAATTTCGTACTATCTAAAATTTGGGCAAGGTTTAAGAAGAAGAAAGATGATAAATAGCTATCTCAATTTCACGTATTTTTGAGATAGCTTGAGATAAGGTTTAACTTATGCCCTGCGGGGCTTTTTTTATATTTATTGCCTTTTATGTAAAATAAGTCTTTACAATGTAGTGTTTGTGGTTCATAATGTTTTACATCAACTAAGCAAACAGCGGGGAATAAGAAAATGAAAAAGTTAACTAAATCTCAAAATGAACTTTTACAATCAATTAAATCTGGAGATAAAGTTCAAGGATGGCAGGCACGAAATAGGTTTACCGTGAATGCAGGAACAAATAGCGCAAAAGTTATCCGTAAGCAAACTATTATGCCCTTGATAGCTAGCGGCCTACTAACTATAAGCTTTGACGGCACATCTGAAACTTACAATGCCTAATCTTTTAATATATAAACTTTGCGCCCTGGCTGATGAGAGAAGGGCGCTATCCGACACTTCAGGCTTAATGCCTTCTGAATTATGGGTGTGCGATTTATTTTATTTAACGGAGGAAGAGAGGGTAGAACTGCATCAAGCTAAACAAAACTTGCCGACATTTGGAGAGCTTCAAAAGCAAGCCAAAGTCAGATTAAAAAATAGGAAAAGAGGCAGAAAATGACACTTAAACAATACATAGAAGCGCGCGGTATAAATCAGAACAAACTAGCAATAGAGTTGGGTATCTCGCGGCAGTTAGTCGGCCACAAGGTTAAACAGGGCTATCTAGTGGGTAATTTGGACGGGATCATGATTATGTTTAACCCTGGTGAAGTTAGAGAGTTAAAACCATTTTACCCAAGCGGGAAAGATGGTGTATAATAATTGCATAGGCGTGTGGAGAATACATAAGAATGAAGTATATAAAAGGCTACGAAGGTTTTTATTCTGTAGATCGTGATGGGCTGGTATGGTCGCATAGAAGGGCAAAGTACTTAAGCCCTGGTAGCGGCTCTAGCGGGTACTTAAGTGTGACCATCACTAAAGATGGGAAGCCTAAATGCTTTAGTGTTCATAGGCTTGTGGCTATGGCATTCATAGAAAACCCAGAGGGAAAGCCTCAAGTTAATCATAAAGACGGAAATAAGCTGAATAATAATGTAGAAAACCTTGAGTGGGCTACATGCTCAGAAAACATGGCTCATGCAGTGAAGATCGGCCTGCACAAGGGTGGGGTTGGTGGTTTTTTTAAGAGTGGGGATGACCCAAGAAGGCGATGCGGGAAAAAATTTACAAAGGATCAAGTTTTGGATATGAGAAATCGATGGGGTAATGGTGAGTCATTCGAGGATATAAATAAAACCTACAATGTTGATAGCTCAACAATAAGAAGAGTTTGCAAAGGTCAAACGTACCGTACTATAATGTAGTTGCTGGCGAGCATAAACGCAGGGCTGTGGTAAGTCCTTTAGAAATGTTTAAAACGTTAGTAAGGGTTATTAAGTAAGAAGTTCAGAGGCGAGTGGTTTACTGCTAACGTACCTGAACAGCCTTTACCAACTGGGCTTCTTTACTTAATAGCCCTTTTTTGTGCCTGAAAATATAAGTTATCCAGTCAGCGGCTAAGTTTAGGTTGCTTAGAATAAACCGGGAAATCTTATATTTGCCAATTTACCGTTGGTGAGGCACACCATTTCCAAAGTCCTCCATAGTCGTTATAGATGAGAGTAAAAGCAAGCCAGAGCACTACAGAGCTAATGGAGCTTATGCACCTCTGGGAGCGCTGGAAACAGCACTCTCTTCTATAACGATTATCACCACACTCCTATACCTCAACTGTTCGGTAATTCCGAACAACTCGTCGTTAGAGTGGCCTGCGATAACCTCAACACTCTCTAGCGCCCAAGTGGTAAAGCCGATTCACGCTTGGGATTCATAAGGGGTTATTGATAAGTGTCTCACAAGCCCCCTGTGTGGCGACAGAAGCATTAAAGAGTCTATATTGGCGTAATGCCTTGGATGCCCTTTAAAGCCCTGTAGCAAGCTCAGGAGACCCGAAAGGAACAAGTTGCTAAGTAGAGAGAAAGACTCTACCAAATAATGTGCTCGGTCTCGTCCTATAGCGTGTTTATTTGTGGCCTAGGGTTGGTATTTATTACCTCCTTTAGGCTCCTTATGTCCATTAGGAACTGATCTGAACCTTAACGTATTACTAAAGAGACACTAGATGACTGACTTTACTATTACTAAAAACTGGCTTAACCAACATCAAACAAACAATGGAGGATACACAAGAGGTCAGCTTGAGGCCTTAAGCTTGCCCTGGCCGCCACCGCCAAAGTGGAAACGAGAAGTAACAGGAAAGAGGATTAGCGCGACATCTAAGGTGGTATTTGAGGAGTCGAAAAGAATTGTTGCAGACCCCAAAACCATAGAGGTTAAATGCAGAATGCGACATTTTACTAAGGCTCAGCTAATGGAAATTGATCGTTATATTAAACAACTTTTAACCATGAACCCTGGTGACCTATGAATATCCATTGCTGCGGATGTAATCAAAAGGTTAACGCAAGATTGACAGACGGTCGAGAAATTTACCCTCATAGGTCAGACCTAGCTAAGTTGCCATTCTGGAAGTGTGGTACCTGCGGTAACTTCGTTGGCTGTCACCACAAGACAAAGAATCGCACTCGCCCTCTAGGCTGTATACCAACTCCAGAGCTTAAGAAAGCCAGGCAACACATACACGCCCTACTTGACCCGCTTTGGAAGAGCGTAAAGCGCAAGAGATCAGCTCGCACACGGATATATAAAGCTATCAGCGAGAAGCTAGGATGGAGCTATCACACTGCAAATATACGCTCAATTGAAGAGGCTAGAGAGGTTTACAGGGTGATACTAGCCATGGCCAGGATTAAACGTGACAGTCACACAATAAAATAAATACAAATAATTATGTCAACCGGTTGACATAATATAAGATCATTCACTATAGTTACCACACAACAACGCAACGGGATAAAAGAAATGATTCATACAACCATAGAAACAACTCAAAACACTGAAACCGGTTCTGGTGTTTATCAGTCTGGGAATAATGGAACCTTTGTTCTTTTCCACGGAATAACATCAAAGCACTATAAAACAAAAGCTGGCGCTCTTAAGGCATGGAATAAGCTAGTTAAAATGGATTTATGCTAGTGACATCAAGACAATCAAAACACAACGCTAAAAAGCGTGTAGAGCTAAAAGCAAAGGGTATGACCAGGTTTGAAGCTTGGATATACCCAGACGACAGAGAGCGCATACAACGCTATATGGATCGCATAAACAAACAACGGGAAAGAGAAGATGGGTGAAATAGCAGATATGATGCTGGATGGTTTGCTTGATGAGGAATCGGGGGAATATATAGGTGATATTAACAAGGAGAGGTTTGGATGCGAGTCACCAGGTTTTCCTGTTTCATACGAGCGTTCAAGCAAAAAAAACAGCAACCCAATTGCAAGGAAGTTATTAAGTCGTCTCGAATTGATCGGTGGTCTAACTGATAGTTATAGTGGCATGTACCCTGGCGATTATTATGACGAGGCAAAGGCACAGCACGACAAGCTTTTAAAGCGTGGACTTATAGAGTTTTATTATCCACACAACCAATCTCATAGTACACGCGTTGTTATAACCGTTGAAGGTCGGGAAATATTATCGCAACAACGGGAGAGATAAGAATGAACATAAAACGAGGTAAGGGATTCTTTTACTGGCTAGGGCAAATAGACAAGAGTAACGGACTTGAGAGATGCGCGCGGCGAAAAGGTTGGCACGACTGGATGTATGAAAACTATTTAAGCGGGTATTACGGCCTTGGTTTGGTTTATGGTAATAAAGGGGGTAAGGTATGAGAGCTAAATACATAATCCGTTATGAGTCTATTGGCGGGGATTGGCGCTACTGCATATATAAAACTCATTTTTGGTTTGGTTACTCATTTTTTGAGCGATGGAATAACCCCCAATCAGCCAAGGTAAGGCTTTTAGAGCTACTAGAGGATAGATAGATGATTTGCATTGTGTGTAAAGTTGATAAAAGTCACATCGCTCATTTTTCTTTAAACGGCTCTCAAGGTATATGCAATGAATGCAAGACTGATTTTAAGGAGTGTACGAAATGCAAAAACAAAAAGCATATTGACCAGTTCCATCGCGATCAATATAAAAAAGACGGGCGTAGGCCTTCGTGTAAATCTTGCGACCGATCAGCGGTTCAAATTCGGAGATTTGGAGCGGTAAAAACTAAACATTTTGTTAATGCACGTCGTAACGCTGAAGAGAAGGCATACATTAAATTAAATTCAACAGATTTGGATTTGTATGACATATAAATCTCTACGCAACAATAAACCACTTCCATATGAGCTACTAGAGGGTAATAAATAATGTCTAGTGACAACATGTCAAAAGATAATCAGATTGAATATCTAAGAGAAAGACCTGCACAAGATGCACTGGATGTAATCAAACTGTTGAAAGCTGAAAACTTTCATCAGAATGAGAGAATCGAGCAACTAGAAGCAGAGAATAAGAGGTTTAAAGATTTAATGTTAGAAGTTCAAAGTTATTTAACTGCTGCAAAAGATGGAAGTATGAGCAGAAATAATAGTGAGAATTTAGCGTGCGAACTTCTTGATTCAATTGAAAATAAGCTATAATAACAACGCGGCTAGATGGGAGTAGCTACCCATTGAAAAAGCGACCACCTGACGCGCCGCATTCTTCTCAGGTGATTTCTAAACAGGTGATAATATGAAATATGAAGACTTTTTGAAAAAAAAGCAGTTTGCACATATAGATGCAGGTTTTGAGCCAGACTCTAGTATTTTCCCTTTGCTTATGTCTGATTTTCAGAGAGATATCGTGAGATGGGCATGTATTCGCGGTAGATCGGCAATTTTTGCTGATACTGGACTCGGTAAAACTCTAATGTAGATAACATGGGCGCATTTAGTTTCTATTAAGACAGATAAGCCGGTTTTAATATTGGCACCGCTCTGCGTTGCTGCTCAAACTGTTAGAGAAGGTGATAAATTCGGGATTAATGTTATTCAGTGTCGGACTGATGAGCCGATAGCGGAAGATGGTGCCTCATTATGGGTTACAAATTAAGATGTCTTCAGTTGTGGTCAATTCCTGGTGATGTCGTTTGGACGCCGTTTATGGGTATAGGCAGCGAGGTTTATATGTCTCTTAAGTTAGGACGTAAAGCAATCGGGGCTGAATTAAAGCCTAGCTATTTCGCGCTGGCAAAAAGAAACATCGCGAACGCCAACGATAAACAATACGAGATGTTTTGATATGCTGAAGAATGATCCATTGCACTTTTTAAAATTTAAGCGCGGCGAGGAATTGCCGCAATCTAAAATGAACGAGGATAGTGTTACGGAGGCTAGAAAGATATACTCTGAGTCGAGGGAAGCTATAAAAAAATTAAATGAGGAGTTTAGCGCTAAGGGGTTGGCGAAGAGATACGGGGTTCACGTGAGGACTATGGAGAAAATACTAAGCGGAGAGACATGGGGCCATATCCCATGAGCAGAAATTACAGAGCCAGAGTTGATGGTAAAATATTGAGCATAATTTGGGACCGCGATATTACATCTGAAGATTTAAAAGCGGCTTTAATTGTTAAGTTTTGCACAAAAAACATCGAGGTTTTTAAATGAAAAAAACAAAAATAGATATATCTGGAATTGATAAAGGGATAGATCCAGAAGCGGCTCAGGATTACGTACAACACCGCATAAACAAGGGGAAGCCTCTAACGCAGAGGGCATTCAATCAAGCTATGAAAAAAACGCTACAGGCTCATGAAGTTGGCATGACACCTACGGAGTTAATAGACTGGACAATAGAAAAAGGATGGGATGGCATAAATATAAATTTCACAAAATCAGCACTAATGCGAGAGCAGCAGGCAATTATTGAATGTCATAACGGGGTGCCCACGACTAAGCAGTTGCGCTTGCATGAGGAGCTTATGGATACAAGTTGGGGTGAGCAATGAGAAGAGTCTGGCGTGTAGAGTTAAAAAGTGGATGGACTCGAATGGTTAACGATTGGCCTATCTCTTTTGAAATGGCTAATCAAATGGCTAGATTTAGATATAGGGATTTGTTTGTTAGCATAAAATAATATTTGCAAACATAAGAATATTTATCTAGTATTAGATTACTGGTTTAGCAGCCTTTAAACAATGTAACGACATAAGAGACTTTACAAGACCCGCACTTCTCTCGCTTCATCGTTGTTGATGATATGTCGTAAATCTAAACCTGCTTGGGTTATGTCGTTGCGCGACATACTGCTAAAAGTGGTGAGGTGTGGGCCTTGTGAGGTTTCAAAATGATTGATATATCCCCAGAAAAAGCAAAACTAATCGAAGCGTGGGCTATCGCCTGCATTAAAGCCAAGCTTAAAAAGGAGGGTAAGTAATGGGAGATCCATTCGACCTAGACAGATATAAGCAACGCCAAACCCAGTCAGACCGTGACCAAATAGCAAGAGATACTAAGAGGTTTTTAGAGAGTGGCGGAAAAATCAAAAAACTATCGTCGGTCTTTTCATCGGGAGTCTGCGACCTGCCACCCAAAGAAATCAGGGATATTAAAAAGAAGCTTGGCGTGCTTCCTAAAGGGGGTGATAAATGTTAGCTCACGAATTAATAGAAGACTCAAAAGCACTGATGGAGGGCTACACTCGAAAAAAATATGCCCTTGCTGCGGCTGCAAACTTTCTTCACGTGGAGCGAGAGAAACTTAAGAATACAATCCATACAAGTATGACTGCCGAGCAAGCACGAGAGCAGAGCGAGAATATAGCGATATTAAAGTATGAGATTCAAAGCTTAAAAGGGAGGTGTAAAAGATTATGAGGATGATAGTAAATAGTGATAGATCTTTTGCATCAATGGTCGGCACTATCAGTGCTGAATATAAAGAGCATAAACACCTTACTATAAGTGTTAAGGCTGGTGTTGACCGCACTGTCCAACAAAACAGGTTATGGGCTTCTATGTATAAGCGCCTAGATCAATTCAATGCTTTTGAGTCGGCAATTGAGGCTAAGAAGTACTGCAAGTTGATGATAGGCGTTCCCATTCTAAACGAAGAGTCTGAAGACTTTAGGCAGTCGTGGACTAAGCACTTTGGTCATCTTAGGTATGAAGATCAGCTAGAGTTAATGGGGCCGTGTTCTTTATTTGGCCCCGAAGGATTTCCGGTTACACGCTTATTCACCCGAGAGCAGGGTAGGAGATATACGGAAAACCTAAACAGCCATCCTGAATTTATACACCAAGCAGTTACGTTTAATGATTTGTTGGGGGATGATTGAAGATGAATAAAGACGCGTTTAGATGGTCAATCTGGCATAAAGGCCGAGAAATGGACTATATTTGCGGCCCTGATAAAGATCAGGTATGGGAAAACTTCTTGCAAATGTCGGAGCACATTAACGGTATAAGCCAGGGTTGGTATTACGAGAGCCTAGGATATTCGGTTGAGGAATCCAGTATTTGGAGGGCTAGGCATGCCTCTTAGTGAATATTTCACAGACATGGTGCGCTTTTGTGTGCTTGGGTGCTTTTTGATCAGTGCGGGAGTGGTGTGTTTTGGCTAGCATTTTAACCAAGGCCGCAAGGGGTAAGGGTTGCACTATACAGCTTCACCCCTACTGCAACAGCAATCCAGAAACCACGGTGTTTTGTCATGCTCCTAGTTCTCGTAAGGGTTGGGGTATTAAAAGCCCTGATTGGTGGGGCGCTTTTGGTTGCGCTGATTGTCATGATATTGTTGATGGTAGGCGTCAAGTTGATATTCCAAAGGCTGAGATTGATAGGTGCTTTACTCGTGGTATTTTTCAAACTATGGCGATACAAATAGAGTCGGGGGATTTTGAGAAGTGGCTAAAATCTCAATAAAGCCGCTATCTGTAAATGAGGTGTGGCAGGGTAGAAGGTTTAAAACTCAGAAATATAAAAAATATGAATCTGATGTTTTGGTGCTTTTGCCATCCTTAACTATACCAGAGGGGAGGCTTTGCATATCCCTGGAGTTTGGTTTTAGCAATACCCAAAGTGACTGGGATAACCCCATAAAGCCATTTGTTGATATTCTTCAGCTAAAGTATCAATTCAACGACAACAGGATATACAGAGCTGAGGTTATAAAAACTAAGGTTAAGAAGGGGGAGGAGTTTATCAGATTTGAAATAAAGGAGTTGTGCAGTGACTAGCGTGCTGTTTTTAGTGCTTATAAATATAATACTTGGCGGGGTTCAGATATGGTTAGTCGCTGATATGGCCGGGTATCCTATTGATTTTCTTCTATCGGTCGCGCTATCCGTGATATTTGTTGTTTTTTTTAGTGGCTCCATCGGGTCATCTTGGGAGTTTAGGAAGTTGGCTGAGCGAAGATTAAGCTTTAATGTTCTTGGCCTGGCTTGTATCACGCTGGCCTATATGCTATCTGGTTAGGTTTTATGCTATGATTTGAGTTATCACAATATAAAATCATGACGCTCATGAATGCAAAAACCGACGATTTAAAAGAAATGCACAATCAAGCTATTGATGTGCTTAAATTTTCCGCTGAAAAAATAGACACATACAGGCAAAATATAGGCCCGTCCTTGATAGCTGTGGCTGGCAAAATAGAATCGGCAGCGGATAAGCAGGTTCAGGCGGCAGAGATTAACGCGGCTAGCATAAAAGGCGTTGTTGAGAGGCTGGAGGAGCAAGAGAGCCGGCATAGGCAGGAAATAAAAGAGGAGCGAGAAAGGCAGGATGTAAGGGATGAGCGTTACTTCTCAGCAATGCAAGAATTGTCAAATGACGTCAAAGAAAACACTAAGATAGCTTTAGAAACATCACATCAAGTATCTACATTAACGCAGGCTGTAACCGATCAGTGCAAGGCGTTAAATACAACTCAAAGCGAGGTTAAAGACCTTCAAATAAACATGGCAGTTGCTAAGGCTAAATGGGCTATTGTCGGTACGGTAGCGGGTGCTCTATCTGCTGCCGTGGTTGGTCTTCTGTTTAAAATTCTAGGCGGTAAATAATGAAAAAAACTATATTATTCATATGTTTAATGACTGCTAGTGGGTGCGCTATCACTCCTGAAACCACAAAGCGAATAGCAAAAGAGCACGCTAGATTTAACGATAGATTGTGTGATAAATATTTCGAGTTAGTCGAGAAGCTAGAGCGTGAAGGCCTAAAAACAATCTCTCAGGCTGAATATATTGATTTAGTTAACGACAATGCAAAGCGCAGCTATCAGGTTTTAGAGTGTAACTAATGCCATACATTACCGGTTCTGATACCTTTGTTTTAGACAACACTACAACCCAAGTTATAAACATCCCTCCTACATCTACCGGCGATGTAGTGCTATTAGCGATGACTTGCTACTCTACTGCCTCAATTAGCAGTGTCAGTGGGAATATAAGTGGTGCGGGGGGTTGGACGCAGGAGGTTGACGCCTCTGCGGCTTCTGATGATGCGTATGTATATTCACATGTGCAGGGAGCAACCCCAGACACAACCGTGACAGTTGTTTTTGCTGCTAATGAGAGGGCAGTTTTTAATGTTCTAAATGTAAAGGGGGCTGATACCACAACCCCCATTGAGGCAAGTGCGCTCAATTCGGGGAGTGTTAACCGTGACATCGTCATGCCGTCCGTCACAGCTTCAGCTAATTCTATAATCTGGCGGGTGTGTGGGACTAGAACTTACCCAAATAGGGCAGCGGCTGGCAATACATATAGAGGGACAGCGGAAACAAGTTCAAGCCTGCAATTCATGTCATCTTGTACGCAGACACAAGTAAGTGCTGGGGCAACTGGGACGGAGACTTGGCATCACCTAACGATCTATGGTGCTGGCAGCTACAATGTAACAGCTCTCACGATGTCAATTAAGGATGATGGTACCGGAGATATTGAGCCAGACTTAGATTTGTCCACGGTGCCTTATAGTTATTTAATGCCCCTTTCTAGGTACGATGGAGGTTTCATTAGAGGGGCATGGTACGACCCTACATCGGTTTCGTATGAGAATATATCTAGCCTAAGCAATGGCAGCTACACAACTAGCGATCTGCACCCGAGAGAGTCTGGAGCGGTGCCTGGTGGTATTAGGGACGGTTTCAGAAGTGTATCGGTATCCAATACGTCAACCTCTTATCTTGATCATGTCATTTTGACTGGATACCCAATAACCGAAACTTATAACACTGTCGATAACTACGATTTAAGCGGTAAGTTGTTGGTGGTCAGTAATAAAAGCTCTGACCCAAGGGTTCACAAGGACTCTGATATAGGGTCGTGCATAGCCATATCCGACCAGACTAATGCTAGATTCTGGCAGCTTGGGTCGGCCAACTCGGTACCTAGCCTAAACGATGGGGTTTACCCCACTGTTATCGACGTGGATGATACAACGTTTGTAATGGATACAATCGGAACTCCCAACACCTCAAGTGTAGGGGCGCTGATCATCGGCGGTCAGCACACATCAACCTCAATCAATATCTTATTTAGTCCAGTATTTATACTGGGTGAGTTAACCCTTCAGGGTGGCTCATCTACGGTCCCGGCTTCATTCGAGACTTACAATAAGAACTCAGTGTCATGCATGCTTAACACTGTTTTAAACAATGGTGGCTTGTCGTTAGGTCAGTATCTAGTTATTCAGGATACGAAAAGCGGTAGCTCTGAGGTTGTTTATTGGGATTGCTCAAACCAGTCAGCAGAGTGGCCAGCTGAGTATGATGCCGATGTGCGGAAGCGTAACTTTAAGATGGGTGCCGGTGTCTTAACCCACACCATCGGCGGCGTTGCGGGGTCCACCATTATTTATGACGCTGCCACCTTAAATTTTGGCAACTACCACAATCTAGTTTGGGATAGCGCGGTTGCGGTATCGTCTGACGGGCTAACAGTCCTAAATGCTAATGTGACAATCACTGACAATGCTTCAACCGCTATAAGCGGAGTGTCGTTTATTGGGTGTAATGAGATTGCTCTAGGCAGTAATGATGTTTCTGGCGGTAATGTTTTTACTGGGTGCGTGGATAGTCAGTATTTCACTGTGTCTAGTGAGTCTGGCTTCCAAAAGCTACACAACAACACATTCACTAACAACCCTATAAATGCGATCCTAATCACTGGGGATCAGGCAGGATCTTGGAGTGACCCTAACCTAACTTTGTCAGGCAACGGGTTTGATATTGAGTACACTGGCTCCACTAACTTTAGTATTCAATCTAGCGCAACAATAACGGTCAACAACACAGGCTCTGGAACCCTATTAATTGTCACCCCAGTGCTTACTCTGTCAATAAACTCAGACACAGCGTCAACTGACATACGCTATTTCGAGGATGACTCTCAGGTTGTTGTGGATTCCACGACAGGCACCACACTGGATTACAATTACCCAGACACCGACCCAATCGACATTGAGTTGGTCAAGCAAGGTTATGTGCCAGTCAACAGGCAGAGCGTGATTCCCTATGATGGAGATTATGACGTCATAATGGATTTAGATGAGGCTTATAACTCAGGGCATGGACTGACCATCACAACTGATTATACCTACAATAGGTCCACTAAGTTGCTGACTATAAATAGTGACCAAAACGCTTTGGATGTCCGTTCGTCTCTGGCAGATGTTATAAGAACTAATACAAGCTATTACAACACACCACTGTTGATGGATGCCATCCCAGGCCTGACTCGTATTGACTTGACTGATGGTATGACTATAGCATCTATGGCGACATGGAAAGGTGCAGGTATGGAGAGGTTTGACTCTACTGATGCCCTGAACCCACTTGAGAAATGGTTTTGTGTTAAATCTGTAGGTGATATAGCCGGTGCCACAACGCATTATCGACAGTCTGATTCAGGAAGCTCTACGGCGGTAAGTCTTACAAATAACGTAGTTGATGAGGCATTCCAATATTGGGATGACCCTAACCATGATGGGTCGACTGTAGATGGTTTTGATTATTCTGGTTACATGGTAATCAAGTCATTTTTGGCAGGCTCAAAGCAAGGTAGGGTTGATGTGTTGGCAAACGCTGGTATATCTTCGCTTTCGTCAAACTTATACACAGTGCCATTATCGAATACTGGCCACGGTTATTCTGGCGCGGATCCTGGTATAAATGGTGATATAACTTTAATTTCTGGTGGAACTGTTGGCGGGAAGGTTTTTAGTTATGAGCTTGTTGATGGTGGTACAAATTTAGGCAGCGATATAGCCGACCAAATTAACTATAACGGGGCTAATAATCCAAATGGCGTAATTCCGGGTGGAACTGGTCTGACCTGGTTCGAGCTTGGCGATATTGTTATATACAATGCTACATCAGTAGAGACAGAGAGATCTTATAGGGAGGGGGCTACGCCTACTCTTGTTGGGTTTTACGCATCCAGAGGCGGAAACGACCACCCAGATTTCACAAGGTTTCAATCTGATGACGGGTCTTATTATGTCCCTGCCGTCTTTAATCAGGCAACTATAACCAACCTACCTACTGATGGCACCAATATAGTATTGCAGATTTATAATGTAACTACAGATGCTGAGGTTTTTGTTGGCGATCCTGGCGGGAGTACTTATTCTGATACTTATATTGAAGGCACAGACTACACTGATGGCGATAATGTAAGGGTTAGGTTCTCAGAGCTGAATGGTTCCATATCTTTTAAATCATTCCAGACTAACGTAACCGCATCTGCAACAGGCTGGGCCTTGGATGCTTCAAACTTTATCGTCGAGGATACTGTATATGCAAGCAATGCTGTTGATGGCTCTACTGTAACAAAGTTTTCTTATACACCGGTAAATGACCAATTCAATCTTATTGTTGCGCAAAACTTCACCGCTGCTGAGTTATTT